TTATATGGTTTTAATATGGATGATAACTCATGTATGCTTTGGTCAGAAATCTCACCTAAAACTATTATGAATGATATCTCACGATTCTTAGATTCGACTATGAGATATTACTTCAATAATCCATCTACGGATAAAGGTGAACTTGAGAAATTAATTAAATTAACAAACAGAATGAGTTCAGACAACAAATTAAGAGGTATCTATAACCGGTATGAAGCTGAGATTATCGATGATACTTTTATGGAAAAATTAAATAGAACATTACCTCATCACTTACCTATTAGCAAATGTAGAAAAATTGATTTACGAACCGGTGAAGTTACACCATTGACTAAAAAAGATTACTTCACGTTTGCTTGTCCTGTAAGATATACACGTAAACGATCACCCGAACTTATGAAGATGCTTAATGATATTGCTTGTCATAAAGCGGATGATTTAGCTTACATACAAAAGATGTTAGGTTATGGATTGACCGGTCATATTGATAGTCGTGTTTACTTCATATTATTTGGTAAGGGTTGTAATGGTAAAACTGTTTTACTAAATCTTATGTCAAAAATATTATGTGATCAGTATCAATCTGTATCTAAATGCGTGTTTATTAATAGTAATACCGGTAAGACTGGTGGTTCTGAAGTGTTACAATTGAAGAATTGTAGGATGGCTACTTTTTCCGAGACAAATGCTAATGATGAATTAAATGAAGCAATTATTAAAATGATTAGTGGTAATGATCCTATTACTGCTAGAGGTTTGTATAAAGATCCTATGACCTTTGTACCAATGTGTAAATTAATTTTATGTACAAATTTTAAACCTGATTTCAATGCTAATGATAAGGCTAATGTAGATCGTGTTAGACTAGTACCGCTTAATGCTCGTTTTGTTGAGAAGCCATCAAAGGCGAATGAATATCAACGTATTAACGGTATTGACAAATTGATTGAAACAAATTACTTAGATGAGTTCTTCTCATGGTGTGTTGATGGTGCTATTGAGTACTATAAATCGCCTGAGTTTACTCCTGTTGGTGAAATGTTAGATGCACAAAATGAATACATACAAGAACAATCTAATATATCTAATTTTATTGATGATATGTTTGATGTTAGTGACGATACAAATGTTGTCTTGAAAACTGAAATTAAAAATAGTTATGATGTTTGGTGTAAGGAAAGTAGTGTTAAACCAATGAAGATGGGAGTGCTATATAGTGCTTTCGATGATAGGTTTGGTAAGTCTGTTAAATCCGGTGCTAAAGATACTAAGAATAAATGGGTTTACAAAGGTCTTAAATATAAAAATGATGAGGTCAATGCTGATGATGATCTTGATGTATAATTCAAATATTAATTTAATGTTTGTATTATTCTATACTATGTATGCTTATCTATTGCATCTATTATTTTCTTTGCTTTCTTTGATGCTTTTACTAATACTTTTGTATCTTTTATTTCTGGTTGTGGTGTTGATAATAGATCTGTTACCTTCTCTGAGATTTTATCACGTTTAGCTCTTGGTTTCTTTTGTTTAATGGTTTTATCAATGTCTAATAATAAGTTATCAATTGAAATAGGCTCTTTTTTATGTGGTTTTGTTAGTTGTGTATCCATCATTGATATAAGCGTATCTCCTATTTCTTTTGTCTTTTTAGATGAGGATTTCTTAACACGTGGTATATTACTTAACATATCAAATGTATCATCGATTACTTTAGATTTCTTTGATGTCTTTTTGATTTTTGGAATATTACTTAACATATCAAATGTATCATCAATTATTTTAGATTTCTTTGATGTCTTTTTGATCTTTGGTATATCAAGCATTGATGTAACTTCATCTATCATTTTTCTCTTTTTCTTTTTCTTTTGTAATTGGTCTAAGTCATTTAATAGCTTGTCATATTCTTGTGTTACATTTATATCACTACTATGTTTCTTTTTCTTTTTTGATTCTGTATTTTTAATCATCTCTTTTACGTCTTCAATTATTTTGGTTTTATCTTCTTTCTTTTTGTTTGGTTGTTTATTTGGTATGTATTCACCGTTAACAAACTTACCGTATTTTTCCATTTCTTTACTTTTTGCTACTTTTTTTTCATATTCCTCCTTTAATCGTCGTACGTTTTCAATACGACGTTTAACGTCTTCGACAATACCTCCAAACATAGAAGGTAATAAATCTTTTTGTTCCCAAGCATCTTGTTCTTGGTTAGTTGGTATAATGTGTCCAATATAAGGCATAATTAATATATATTATTATATAGTATATATTAATTGTTTAATTACCTTTTTTTAATATTCAATTATCTTTTTTTAATATTCAATTATAAATTTTTCTATAGGAATTAAAACAGCATTAAATTTTGTACCTTTTTGATCATCATGTGCATAAGCACACTTGTAAACACGAAGTATAAAATCATCTGATAATAATTTATCATTTGTATAATCATATACACCTATTACTTTACTAAATGCACAAGTAATTTTAAAATCATATGGTGTAGTTTTACCATTGAGTTTTTCATTAAATTCTCTATTGAATTTTTCATATCCAACGCTACCAGCTTTTGTACATTCTATCTCAGTTATTTGTCTGTTTACAAACGTTGGAATGAATTTTTGACCTTGACTTTTTTGAACATGCGACATCATTTCTCGAGTACTTGGACTATCATTATAATTATAATTTTCTGGTATGACAATAGGGTTAAACTTATTCATTGAAACACCAATACCAATATAACGTGCATTTTTATAAAAATCTTTATCAAATTCATCTTTATTAGTTAATATTTTATTATATATCTTAATTATTTCTTTTATTTTTTCTCGTTCTTTGGCATTAGTTTCATTCTTATAGTCTTGAATAAAGTTTCTTAATTTATTTATAAGTTCATCGTAATAAATTTTTTTAAGTTCGATATTTAGATTACATAATTTCATATAATTAACACCGGTATATTTTTTCATTTCATTAATTATTTTATTATTAAAATCAATGTTATCTGCGCAAAAATATTTACCTGCTCCAGTTTTTAATATATCTTCAACAATAAAATCAGATACCTGAAAGTTTGGATTATTAATTTTATATAATGTTCGAGCTATTGTATTATTTTTTCCACAAATACTAAACTCTTCAGCTTTTCCTGGTGAATTATATTCATGGTCATATAAATTATATGTTTTACCTTCTTTATTTTTTCCTGTTTTTTGTGTTCCATCACTATTAAAAAATTTAGATTTATTATTTACTATAATAGTTTCAGCATAGGCTTTACTTTTATTTTCGTCTGGGAAAGTTTTTCTAAATTTATCAATCTTTTTACTTTCCTCTGAATTTTCGTCATACTCTTTATCAAACATTTTATTATACATTTTATTAATTTTGCCAATATAACCGTTAATTTCCTCATCGTAAATATCATTTTTTGATAATATTGTTCTTTCATTGTTGATCGGATCCCAATATGCTTTTATTATATTTTCTGCTTCAGTCTGTGTTTTAATATTTTGTTCAAAAGGTAAAATTTTTTCGGTTTGTACCGTAACTGTATTTAATTCATTCTTACCATTTTTATTAACAATTACTTCAGCAATAAACTGTTTTATTTTATACATTTTATTTAATGTTTCCATCAATTCGTCTATATTTTTTATATATATCTCAACCAATGATGTATGATATTTATCAGTTTTATTTTTAATTTTATCTAACTCTATAATAGAATTAATAATTTTATTTTTAATAACGGGAGATATTTTTTCTTGAATTTCAGATTCAGTTACTTGTTTTGTTGGATCTTTTTTATTTATATAAGCTAATGTAAATATTTCTTCGTCAAAATCTTTAAAATTTTTATTTAATAAATTTATCGCTGCTTGTTGTAATGGAGTTATTGCATTTGCTTTTTCTTCTTCTGCTTTTTTCTTTGCTTCTTCTTCTTTTTCTTCAGTTTTTTCAATTTTATGTTCTTTTAATATTGTTTTTAATAGTTTATTTTCTTCATCTTCTACTTTTACTGTTTTTGCTCTTCTAATTGGTACTGTGACTTCTTTTTTATCATCTTCATCATCTTCATCATATATATCTGTTTTTGGTTCACCTACATTAGATGATTGTGATTTTCGTGCAATATCTAATAGTCTTTCATAATCTTGTGCGCGGTTATAATATTCCCTATTATTTGTTTTAGTAAACATTTTATAATTTTCTGTCATATTATTTTCTAAAGTTTCTATATTAAATGTAGGTGAACCTTCACTGCCTCCTAAATTATCTTCAGAAATCATACCGCCTTTACTTCGACCAATCATTTTACGTAATGGTCTATATCCTAATGCTCCACGTCCTAAACGGACAAACGGGTTGTACCCGCCGTTTAAATGTATTATATATTGTTGCATAATATTATTAATACTTATAATTAATAATATATGTTTATATTCTTTTAACTCTCTTTTATACACGATATACTTAAATATCTCCATATTCCAATAATTCCAAAAAAAAGGCCGTTTTTACAAACATACTCTAATATTACTATTATGTAGATACTTTTTATAAAACTAACTTATTTTTGGAATATTTGGAATACTGGAATATATATATTTTAATATATAAACACAGAAATAAAATACTGAAATCATTTAAATCAATATTAATATTAATTATTATAAATGGAAAGTATAAAAGATTATATTAAAGAACAACGACCTAACCTAAGCAAACAAAGTATAAGCACTTATACTTCAATCCTTAAAAATTTATATATTAAGGTTTTCGGTGATGGCGATGACATCGACATTAAGAAGTTTTCTGATACAGATAAAATATTAGAACATCTGAAAACATTAGAACCAAATAAACGTAAGACAGTGTTAAGTGCATTGGTTATACTTACTGATAAAAAAGAATACAGAGATCAAATGTTAAATGACATACAATCATACAACGAGGAGCAACACACGCAAGAAAAAAGTGATAAACAAAACGCCTCTTGGGTTGAAGGATCTGAAATTAAACAATTAATAGATACACTAGGGAAAGAGGTCAATCTCATCTATAAAAAATTACTATTTACAATGCACGACTATCAAACCATACAAAATTACATCATATTATGTTTGCTTGGTGGTGTGTATATTCCACCTAGGCGTAGTAAAGATTATGTCGATTTTAAAATTAAAAATATTGATAAATCTAAAGATAATTATTTAATTAAAAATAAATTAGTATTCAATTCATATAAAACTGCTAAGACGTATGGGCAACAAGAAATCATCGTACCACCTGAACTATTAAAGATCCTCAGAAAGTGGATTAAATGTAACCCTACTGAATATCTACTATTCGATAGTAATAAACATCAATTGAGTAATGTGAAATTAAACCAACGACTAAATAAATTATTTGATCATAAGAAGGTCTCGACGAATGCATTGCGTCACACATTTTTAAGCGAAAAGTATCAATCAACTATTAAAGCTAATAATGATATGGCTAAAGATATGAAGGACATGGGTTCTTCTACCATACAGGAACGTGTGTATATAAAAAAATTATAAGTATATTCCAGTTATTCCATTATTCCAAAAATATTAAAGATTTTAAAAACTATATACATAAATACAATATTAGAAAAGGTTTGTAAAAACTAATATAATATTGGAATTTGGAATTAACTATCAGAATCAGAATCAGAGTCTGACTCGTATTTAACTTGTTTCTTCTTCTTTGCTTCAGTTCGTGGTATGTTTTTAAGAAATTCACCTAAATTGTAGTACTCTAACCATCCTTTGCGGTACTTCTTATCACGTGCTACTCTTCCGCCTGTTATAATCAATGGTCTGAGTTGAACACTTACTGCATCATTATAAACTGCTTTTAATTCATCTTTATCGAGATCTGATGACCATTCGTTCATAATAGCGGTTTGTTCCCTTTTACTTCCTCCTAAATCCAATAGAACTAAATAACTGCTATTTTTACGTACAAACTTAGGAATATCATAATAACTTTGTGATAAAAATATAACTGAACAATTCTTCTTACGTGCTCTCATGTAATATTCTTCTACATTGTTTAGGTTTTTAGATAATACAAGATCATCCCAAACAACAAGGTGGTTGTATTCTTTGTCCATGTCGTCAAGCTTAGGCGTATTACTCATTCCTTCTTTAATTTGTATTTGTTGGAACTCACCTGATAAATAATTATATAGTGGTTCATCTTTGTTTCGTGTTACAATTGTTATATCAGCGAACGTACCTTCTCCCGTACTGAATATCTTAATTAAATTCAATAAGAAGTTTGTTTTACCAGTTCCTGATGGTGCAACAACACACATTCTAAATGGTATTTTAATATTATGAAGGTGTTCATTTGGATTTTCTACTTTATCTAAATACTTTTTTGGTATTACATCATAAAAGTTTATTATTTCTGATGCATTAACTTTAGCTTTTGCTTTTGGTGGCATTATATTATATATACAATCTTATTTTTTATATAATTACAAAGCTTTTTATTATTGTATTAGAGAAAGCTAATATTCTTTATTGATTGTAAATCAATATTTAAAAATTAAATTATATAATACATTATAATATTAATAATGGCAGTATATAACCCTCCAACAGAAGATTTACCAATCTTTGATAATAACGTTTTTACATCTGGTAATGAAGTACTTACAGTAGATGTAGCTAATAATAACTATTTAAAGTTTCCAATTGCTCAAGGAGCGGAGACATTGACAGACATTACCGTTCTAGGAACTGGTACATTTAACGGTACCGTTAATGTAGATAATCAATTAATAGTAACCGGGCCTATAGTTGTAGCTGATGTATTCCCAGCACCAACACAAGTAGCCTTACTAACTTCATCTCAATTAACATTTACAGATGCTTCCACAACTAATTTAATATCGTTGGACGATACACAAATACTATTGTCTTCGACAGCAACACCTAATTCAATAGATATCAAAAATAATGTTATAACACTAACAGACGTATCAGGAAGCAATACATTAACAGCCGATGATTGGACAGGTAATATTAGAACAGTTAACACAACAGCAAACTTAACACATTACCTAAATTTTTCAGATCAATCAGCAACAGGATACGGTCACCCGCAAAAAACAGCAAGTATATCATGTAATCCAGCATTAGGAAGTATTACAGCAACAACATTTAATGGAAGTATTAGTACAGCAGCAACAGCAGTTGGTGTTAATCTTACAAGTGATAATACGGCCGGTGCATATTTCGTACCGTTCAGTAAGACAACAACGGCAACTGGAAATGCTCTATATATTGATAATTCAGTTACACCATTATCATATGATCCACATACATCTCGTCTTGCATGTAATGAATTCAGTGGTGATTTATTAGGTAAAGCCGAATCATCTACATTTGTAAATACAACAAACGATAATACAAATACAGCATATAATCTTGTGTATTGTAATGGTGTAAGCGCAAATGCGTCATTATTAATTGATAGTGTAACAGGACCACTCACTTATAACCCTAGCAGTGGGAACATAGTATGTACCACAGTTACTTCAGATTTACAATGTGCTTCGACCACCGCGGCGGCAACATTTGCCGGAACAACCCTTACATTTAGTGGTGGTAATTTAACTCTACGAAATGGAAACATAACATTTACAGGCACGTCAAATACAGTTACAACACTAAACCTTTCAAGTAATCGTAATAACGCTATGTATAACATAGGAATTCGTAATAACGGTTCACTGGATACATCATTTTTGACGGGATTAGGAACAAACATATTAACTACCTATTCATCAACCTTTCTCATCCCCGCCGGAAGGTCAGCGTTAATGCGTATTGTTGTCCTTACAATTGCGGGTGTTTCTACATCAGTCGTTAGTATTGATTTATTGACATAAACAAATGTTAATATATATTATAATGTTAGAAGATTACAGTAATCCAAAGTTAGTATATAAAAAAGCACGTGATATGTTTGGTCCGGATGTGATCATACAACCATCTACAAGAAAT